ACTCCAATAGCAGAGTTGGTTTGATCCACTCTCATACGAACCTCTTTTGTTATTGGTGACCGCATTAAGCGTTACTTATTTTTTTAAACGGCCACGCAAAGACGGATACTTCTTGGCCAAATTCTCGATAGTAGGACTAGATTTGTCTTTACCTGAACCTTCATCTTTTGGTGGGTTACCTGTTTTAGGTAACTTTTTACCACTGTTACTTTTAACCAGATACGGTTCTTGTTTTGCAATATCGTCTAGCTTTTGTTTCAATGCTTTTTCATCAACATTTCCATCTTTAACAGAAACGTCGGAAAGATCTAACATGCCGAAAACTCTTTTTGGATTGTGCCAATCAATATCGGACACCCGATAGAAAGCATTCTCCAACAACGTTCTAGTGTATTTAGACTCAAGCTCAGCTTGAGCTTTTTCACGTTCAGCAATTTGAATCTGTAGTCTTTCAGACTCACTTTTGTCTTTGTCTTCCAAATCTTTTTTCCATTGAAGCAATTTTTCTAACTCAGTCTGAGCAGCAAGTGCCTTACTTTCTGCTTCTTTTCTAATTCTGTAATGTCGCTCTTTTTCTTCCTTTAGTGCTGCAATTCTTTTTGATGCTGGCCCATCATTCTCGTTCTCGTTCTCATTCTCATTCTCGTTCTCATGCTCATTCTCGCCATCACCACCACATACCGGCCCAGCCTGTAAAGCGGTAAAAAGCAAAACATCTTTGAGGCTCAGCCCCATTGTATTAAAACGCATTGAAACCAATATTTCCTTCCTAAAGGCTAATACCACTATACATCATCGGACAAACAGCAAACAACCTATAGAAATTGGCAACTACAACACGGTTTGAACAACTGATCCCAAAATTTTAGTTGCTGCAATTCTTCCACCAACTTCTGTCGTACTACGCACAACATCACTGGTGAAAGATTTTAAATCTCTCGTATATTCATCTTCAAAAGGTCCATCACGTTCCATTTTTTTTAGATAAATATTATATTTGCCAGAACGAAGACCTTTTTCAAAAACCCCTGTTGAATCAGTAACCGACGTGATAAAACAAAAACAATGAGGATGTGGTTTTCCAGGAACATTTACTTTTTTATATATACCTCGGCCTAAACCATCATGATTTTTTTCAGCCATGGAATTGCAAATATCTGGTTCTGGATGTGATCCAGATAAATGCCATTGATATCCACGAACCCACGGCATTTCCCGCGTATGTCTAATTTGAGTCCAGTGAAAAGCATTATTTATTTCAGTTCTAGCCAATCTCATTGCAGCATAAGAAACCCCACCGCGAACATTTGGCTCAATAAATTGCGCTGCAATTTTTGCAACATCTCTAGCACTCAAACCACGAAGTAAAGCTTTGTTCACTTCTCTTGCAACACGTGTTCTTGATAAGCCCATATTTTTATATACACGCGCAGATAATGGCAAAGTGTTTTCACTGCGAGAAATAAATGAATCTAATCCTGCTCTTGATTGCGCAATGATCATTCTTTCAAAATCTTTTCCACCTTTGCCCCATAATTCTTTTTGAAGAAAAATCGAGCTCTCTACTGCTGCAATTGCAGCTTCTTTTTCACCATGAATAATTAAATACCCAACATTTTCCCATAAAAGATGCATGTTTCTATGAATTGCTTTTCTTACAACTGACTGTTGTGCTCTTCTTGCTTTTGCGGAGATGTTTTTTTTGTCAAGTAAACGTTCAATGTCTTTTCTTGAATCTTCACTTGCCTCTGCTAGTAATTTAATTATTGCTTGATCTGTTTTATTAGTTGCTCTAGAAAAAGTTTTTATCGGTGATTCACCAGGAATTACTCTGATTTGTCTTCCTGGCCTATACTTATCTGCTTGAGTTCTAGTTATTCCCCTAATTATTTGAGCCGCTGGATTTAATCTTCTTGCTAATTCATTTGAAATTAATCCCGATGCTCTAAGGGCCTCAATCATTTCCGTTGACAAAACACCTTCTGAAAGCATTAATCCACGGGCATACCAACTTTCATACTTAAAAGCATTTAAACTTCTAGTCCATGCACTTAAGCCAAGTTCCTCAAGTGCCTTGATCAAAACATATCTATCTCTAGGAATTATCCCGACTCTAATTGCATTTCTTAAAACTTCATCTGATAAAACAAAGTTTCCTAAAACAGTTATTGCATTCCATACATTTTTAGCTCTAGTTACATCAGTATAAGTATTCACACCAGATTCAGCAAGAGCTATTGCAGATCTCATAGCTTGAGCACGTTCAATTGACTGAATCAGCATGCTTCGTATCAATGTGGCATCAAAGGATGTCAATCTTGATCTATCACCCAACAACAACGATCTTAATTCATTTATCCTCGCATTATCTAAATTTCTAATCAAATTAATCATTTCAGAACTAGTTGTTGACCCAAACAAAGCACCGAGTCTTGTCGCTAAAGTAACATCAGACGTTAAAGCTGGAACTAATAAATTCGCACCCTTAAATGCGGCTTTTAATGCGTTCCCTTCCGTGACCGAAATTAGATTAGCTCTTCTTAAAAAGTTAACTGTTCTGACTGACAACAACTCTGGTTCTAAAATTAAAATTGTTTGAACCAAACTTTTCCCTTTTAGTTTTCTTGCTAATTCGCTAACTTTTTTTGTTTGTTTAACTCTTCTGGCAGCTTCAAGATATGCCGCTTCATCTTGTGCGTTTATTGCACCTATTGATCTAGCAAACCTCAAAAAAGTATCATCAATTTGGAATTCAGGAATTGCGATACACAAACGATTAAATATATATTTATCCCAATTCATTATTCCTCATCTATATTTTCTTGCTCTTTCTCTGCCTGTAGATCACCAATCGCTCCGACATGCTGTGCCTTTATGGCGCTAATCATTTCTTCACTAATATCTGAATACCCGAAAGAACTTTGCAGTTTCTTCAAAACATATTCAGGAGTAACCAAACCTTCACCAAACAGACTCATCAACTCTTCAAATTCAGCGCTCCTATTCCTCGGCATTTTGTCGCTAAACACCGGAACAATAGAAATGTCTCCAAAATTAACATTCTCATATACATTAAACCAAGCTTTTAGATCGTAAAAGAATTGAACCAAAACATCTTTAATTGCATTTTCTTTTTCATTTGCAGCATCAATGATTGGCCCCATTCTTAAAGAAAGGGCAATTCCTGATTCTGCAACATTTACTTCAACTTGTCCGGACGCAACATCGGAAATACCAAGAGTTGTATTTACTTGTTCATTTATAAAACGGACATGACTCAATGACGGTTCTACGGTGGTTATGCCTGAAACTCTCTCAAATGTTGAGTCTGAACCGCTAGGAGATTCAACAACACGACCAGGGCCTAAAATCCAATCTGATTTAACTCCATTTTCATCAACAGGAGCAAAATTTGCAACGTACATTCCTAAGCCAGATAGAGCTAAAGCTATATCTTGATCCGTTATTGTCTGATTCATTGCAGCAATTAAATGCTCGATTCCACCTAGTTCACTGCGTCCAAAATTAATTCCATCTTCTTCATTATTTTTAAAATGATAAACAGGAATATGGGTAATCCCCGGGATAGTTTCGTTAGAAACAATTGTTTCGATAATTTCTCTTTCTTCAAGATCCTGCCATTTATCCACACTGACAACAAAATGAGAATAAATAATTTCAGCTACATCCTGATTTTCCGTTTGATATGCAGGATGATCGGGATGTGCACCCCTAATGTAACGTTGCACTCTAACAAATTCTTTTCCTTCTGAATCTGTAAATAAATTTGCTATTTCTGCGCCGGTAACTTTAGTTGAATCTTCAATATCAAAAATAGGAAAATACGTTTTTGGGTTTATCCAGCGAATAGAGATCCTGGAACCTTGGGCCTTAAATGGATCTGCATAGATATACAAACATGAGTCACCTCTAACCAAACCACGACGTTTGGCAGAATTAAATCTGCTACTAAATCTTTCTCTCTTGAAAAAATTCTCTAGAAACAATACATTACTTACAATTTGTTCTCCTGATACTTCTTCCCCTGATTGTTCGTTCTGAAATGTAAAACCTAAATCACGTGCTATATAGCGAGAAACAGTATTGATAATCCTTTTTGCTGATGGCAAATAAATCGGAACATCATCAGCAGCACGCAACAGCAAAGAGTATGTGTATGGATTATTTGCATATACGTCATCATAAAAGGCATAAGCTGCGACCCTTTGCTGATCAAATTCATTCGTTAGCCATTTTGGTAAGCCATTTTCAGCAGGAGGAAGAGTTACACCCAAAAACGGTAATGTTGTAACGTATTGTGTTTTAATTGTCATTGTGAAAACTCCAATAACTTTATACAGCAGGACGACGCCTGGTTTTTCTTTTTGTGGTTCTACTAAATT